TCATGCGGTAAGTAGTGTTTTCCGTAATTGTAGGGTTTTTCTTTGATTTTGGTAACAAATTCTTCAATTGTTCCACCAGAAAGGGCAAAAAAATCAACAATATGGATTTCACCCGCAATGACTTGATACCACCAAATGGCCGTGTCATCGGTGTGACCCAAGTCCCAAGCCGTGTGTGTCTTGACCTCAATTTGGTTCTCAACCTTAGTTATGCGCCCGTCCTCGCTTACTTTGCGCATCTCCGTGCCCCATATCGCACCTATGATGGCCGCCTCAAAGCTGCACTCATACTCTTGCAAATACTGATCTTCCGCTAGTTGTGCCCGAGCCGCATCTAATTCGGTTTCAGGTAATAGCTTGGACTTGCTTGCGGGTAGGGATAGGGAAAACCACTCATTTGGTAGTTTCTTGCTTGTTTCGTAGATGTTCCAAAACTGATTCTTGCCCTTGGGTGTGCCACCAAAGACGCACCATCCCTGTTTGTCGGATAAAGCTGGCCTGATTACGTTACCCCACACGCTAGGCTTAAAGTCGCCATATTCATCTAAGTAAAGGCCATCAAAGCCTAATCCTCGCATGGCATCGGCATTGTCCGCACCAAATAGCCTGATCTTTGCACCGTTTATCAGTTCAATGATTAAGTCGCCCTCATTGCTTGACTTGGTAATTGGACGGGAAAAGTGTTTGAGATAATCCCATGCCACGCTCTTGGCTTGGCTTCTATACGGGGCAACATATCCAAACAAGGGCATCGGGCTTTTACAAGTGATGGCTGCTCTAATAAGGTCGTTGATAGCCGCCACAGTCTTACCCGCCCTTCGATGAGCCACAAGACAAGCCCATCTCTCATTTCTGGCGTGAAAGTCCCTAAACTGCTTTCTAGGGCTGTACGGTATTTCTATGATTCCGCTTGCCATCTGATAACCATTTCAGACCCATCTGGGCCGCTAAGTTCTACCGCTTGGGTTTCTTTCCATCTAGCCCGTGTCTTTAACCAGAAGATAGCCGCAGCAGTATTGCCTTTCTTTGCCTGTTGGAACAAAGTCTGCCCAATGCTTGCGTTGGCATCAATGCGCCCATCGTCTAGCTCTTTCTTATAATACTTAACAAGCGTATCAGAGCTAATTTCTAGCTTGGTCGCTATATCCTCAAAGGTAATGCCAACCGCCGCCAGTGTCTTTACTAGCTTCTTATTCTCATTGCTTGGAGTGTATTTTTTGCCCTGTTGCATTTATATCTCCGAAAGTTCTTTGTTAGCGTTCACTAACATAGCTTTTTTACCTGTAAAGTCTTCCCATCTTTTTACTATGACATCGCAATACTTTGGGTCTAACTCCATCAAATACCCATGACGACCATGTTTTTCTGCTGCCAGTAATGTTGTTCCGCTACCACCAAATGAATCCAATACTATGTCGCCACCTTTTGTATTGTTAAGCATTTGATACTCAAAAAGAGCAACAGGTTTCATGGTTGGATGTTCGCCATTACGAGTAGGTTTATCAAACTCCAAGATGGTTGTTTGCTTTCTATCTGCCGCCCACAAATGTCCAGCACCTTCTTTCCATCCATAAAGGCAAGGTTCATGTTTCCAATGATAGTCTTGACGACCCATTACAAGACTAGACTTTTTCCAAATAAGGCATTGGCGTACTTTCCAACCAGCATCTTGTGCCGCACCACGGAAGTTGTAACCCTCTGAGTCAGCATGCCAAATATAAAAAACAGCACCTTGTTTCATTACCAAATCGGCAGTTACGTAAGCATCACGCAAAAATTGACGAAATTGGTCATTGCCCATACTGTCGTTTTGAATTGTCAATTTTTCTTTTGTACCACCTTCATAAGCAACGTTATAAGGCGGGTCTGTTAACCACATATCAACGAGCTGCCCATCACATAGCTTTTCCATGTCGTTAACGCTGCATGAATCGCCACACATTAGCCGATGCTTTCCCAATAAATAAATGTCGCCTGACTTAGTAATTGGCTCGTCAGGCACATCAGGAACAGCATCCTCGTCTGTCAGACCTTCCACCACCTCTGGCTCAAGCAATGCATTTAGTTCTTTAGGGTCAAACCCTAATATGTCCAAAGCAAATCCGTCAGCCAACAAGTCGTTTAACTCTATGGTCAGCATTTCATTGTCCCACCCTGCGTTCAGTGCTAGGCGGTTGTCTGCAATGATGTAAGCCTTGCGTTGGGTTTCTGTCAGGTTTTTTAACTCAATTGTGGGTACTACCTTGTATTTCAGCTTTCGGGCTGCCATTAGCCGTCCATGACCCGCAATGATGCCGTTATCCCCGTCAATCAGGATTGGGTTAGTCCACCCAAACTCTTTGATGCTTGCCGCTATTTGGGCAATCTGATCTTCCGAGTGGGTTCGGCTGTTTTTAACATATGGAATTAAATCTTCTATCTTGCGTTCAATTATTTGCATTGAGTCATTGCCTTTTTGGGTGAGGGCGTTGATTTGGTCTTTAACTACGTGTGCGAGAAAACAGGAAAATTACACACTCGACATCCTCAATTGCCTGTTTAACCGCCCTCGTTTTTCTTTCTATCCATTGCCTTCATTGCTTCAGCTAGGCGTTTACCCTTATCCGCTTGATTGTAGTCTTTCGCTACGCTTACGGGGATGCCCATCTTTTTAGCAAACTTAGGGTTATGGGCAGCTGCGGCCATCATTCTTGCTTGGGCGGGTGAATGGCTTGGCATGGTTTAGTCCAAATATTTGAGTTTGTATAGGGTTGAGTCTATGTTCTCTTGAATGTTATCCACAAGCTGATTAAGTTCTGAGTCTTGCGGTAACTCTTTCCTTATGTCCATTACGAACTTGGATAGCACTTCAAAATACTTAACGGGATCGTTGTTTGGGGGATGGTACTCATTGGGAAACTTCTTTAGTTGCCCATATTTGCCCATGTATGCCTCGGCATAGGCGTCCGTTTGTTCTACGATTAGGTCATAGAACGTGCCAAGAGCCATGTGTTTGCTAAAGCTATTGGTTGTCCAGTGCATCAAATGGGCGTTTGTGCCGCAATGCAATAGTGCAAGGACAAAATTTGACACATAGCCCGAATATTTATCCATGCTTTTTCCTAAAAAAAGTGGTGAGATTGCATTTTAATACAGTCTCACCACAAGGCAACTACAATTTTAGTATATAGGAATCGGGACATCTTTGGGCCATTGGTTGTTGTTTACCAACTCATCCACGGTTTTTTGATGGGCTTTTGCCCACATCTCTTGACGCTCATCCTTAGACAGATGCGCCCCTTGGTCAATCTCGTAATGGCATTTCAGGCAAAGCGCAGCCACTAGGTTGTCATCGGCCTTGATGCCCCGTCCCTTGCCACCGCCCCAATTGGTGTGTGCGGCCTGGACTCCGTTATCGATTCCACAGTTTTGACAGGCTAAACCCACTACTAGCTTTAGGAGTTTCTGGCTTCTCACGTATTGGTGTTTCAGGTATTGCGTCATCGGTTATTGCATATTCTCTAGTTAGGTATTTGTGCCCGTTAGCGCAAATGCGCCTTCTTAGGATGAACTCAGGGTTTGCCCTAGTGTCTAATACTTTGTTGTGGCGGGTTTTACATACGGGACACATCATGCTTCAATCCCTTTGTCGGCCATCCAAGCCATAAGCCATTCAATAAACTCCGAGCCTTCCTCAACCGTGAATTTGTGGCTTTGAAGGCCAAGTTGGACTACTCTTTCTCCGTCCAAACTTGGGGCAACCTTACCAATCTTGCGCCCTGTTTCATGCGCCCATTGGTCAATGAGTAAGCGTTTCCAATCGTCTGCTGACCAGGCACTGCCAATCACCTTCATTGCCTTATAAATCTTGTCAATCAAGGCGTGAAACATATCGTTTTGCTCATTGCTTCGGTTAGCTTTTTTGACCTCAAGGCGCAATTGCTTGCCCGCTTGCAAAGTTTCTTTGATCTTTGGCCACAAGTCTTTTAAAACGGTGTGAGCTTGTTGGCTATTGTGTAGGGTGAAAATCATGGCTTGAATCCTATAAAGTAAGCAACCAATCCCCAATGGACAATAAGCAAGATAACCAAAATGGTGTAAACAGCTTTATTACTCATTTAATAACTCCAATCATGCGTAAAGCGGCTTCAGGGCAATCTATTCTTGCCAATGTACTACCCGACCAATTTTCAAAAAAATCGGCTTGTA